GAAGGCAAGCTTGCTGCTTTGCGCAATTATTATGGCGGGATGCAGCTCAACCCCAGTAGCCGTTCAATGTCCAGTATTTCCGCAGCCCCCAAAGGAACTGATGCAGAAACCGCCTACCCAATACTTGTTGGACAATGCGCTGAAACAACCCTCCAGGTAAACCTATGGCAAGAATGGGCTACAGAAAACGGATTAATTAAATGACATATGACCAACTAGATAAACTAGGTATTGACCACAAATGGCTTGGACCCCTAGAAGAAGTATTTACTAAATATGACATCAGCACACCTCTCCGTCAAGCAGCGTTTATTGGTCAGTGTGCTCATGAGTCTGCTAATTTTAAGACTTTACAAGAAAACCTTAACTACAGCGCCGAAGGCCTAATGAAAACCTGGCCTAGCCGTTTTCCTACAAAAGAAGTTGCTGACCAATACGCACGTCAACCAGCCAAAATTGCCGGTAAGGTTTACAACGGCAGACTAGGTAATACTAGCGAAGAAGAGGCTGCTAAATATTTAGGCAGGGGTCTTATCCAGCTTACAGGGAAAGAAAATTATGAACACTGCGGATTGGGCATTGGTGCTGATCTTTTGGCTGACCCTACTTTATTGCTGGATCCACGATATGCTTGCCTTTCCGCAGGATGGTTCTGGAACAAAAAAGGATTAAACGCCTTGGCTGACACCACTGACTATGAGACAATGACAAAACGCATCAACGGTGGATTAATTGGCCTAGATGATCGTAAAACTAAAATTGCCAAAGCCTTATCTGTATTAGGATAAACCCTTATGCCATTACAAAAGCTTGCTTTTCGCCCAGGAATTAATAAGGAAACCACAAACTACACCAATGAAGGTGGTTGGTTTTCTGGTGATAAAGTTCGTTTTCGTTCTGGTTTTCCTGAAAAAATTGGAGGATGGACAAGAGCCACTCCGGGTTTGTTTTTTAAAGGGATATGCCGTGCTTTAATTAATTGGATTAATTTAGCCAGTGCAAACCTAATAGGAATTGGAACCCATACAAAATACTATGTAGTACGTGACGTTGCCACTTACAACGACATTACCCCTTTAAATAAACCTCCTCAAACACTAGGTAGTAACCCTATAGAAACGGTAGCTGGGTCTTCTATTATCACCATTACAGCCGTGGCTAACCTTGCTCAAGGTGGTGATTATGTCTCTTTTTCAGGCGTTGCTGGTACAACTATTGGTGGCATTAGTGTGGCTGTTATTAATGACAGTAAAGGTGGTACTGGTTTTCAAATCCTAACCCCGCTAATAAGCACTAATAAATTTAGAATTGATTTAGGTCCAACTAACGTGGCTACTTCCTCAACTACTGGAGGAGGTTCTGCGGTCGTTGCTTCTTTTCAATTAAACATTGGATTACCTGCTTTTGCAACCGGTACTGGTTTTGGAGCAGGAGTTTGGAACGGAACTAACAGGACAGTATCTGGGTACTTGACACGGACTTCCCCTGCTACAGGGATTGTCTACCTTAATGCTACTTCTACAACAATCAATATTAATTCTACCTTTGGGTTTTCTTCTTCTGGTTACATTCAAATTGAAAACGAAATTATTCAGTACTCAGGGATTACCCCTACATCTTTTACAGGGTGTGTGCGAGGGGCCACGCTTAGTGGTTCATCTTCTCCCGCTACAAACCATGCGGTAAGTCCAATCCCTAATCCTGCTCCATTACGAATTTTTCAAGTAATTGGTTTGCTGGGAACAACTGGCTGGGGACTGGCATCCGACGTAAACTTTGGTATTGGCCAACAGCTTCGTTTATGGACCCATGATAACTACGGGGAAGATTTATTACTTGCTCCTCGTGGTGGAAAAGTATATTACTGGAAAAACAACACGGCAACATACCCAAGAGCCGTGACCCTTGCTTCTTTGGCAAGTACTGCTGGATATGATCCAAATGAAGTACCCGTTCAAACAAACCAAATCGTAATATCAGACGTTTCTCGTTTTGTTATTGCCATGGGTTCTCAAAGCGTTAATGATTCTTTTTCCAGGTTTGATCCAATGCTGGTGCGTTGGTCTGATCAAGAAAACCCATATCAGTGGTATCCAAGCGCCACAAACCAATCAGGCGAACAGCGTCTGTCTAACGGCTCATACATCATGACTTCTAGAAAGTCTCGTCAAGAGATTTTGATTTGGACAGATGCCGCTTTGTATTCTATGCAGTATCTAGGACCTCCATACGTATGGGGCATTGGTCTTTTAATGGACAACATTTCTATTATTTCACCCAACGCAGTATCTACTGCCAACAACATGTCGTTTTGGATGGGCACAGATAAGTTCTATGTCTATTCAGGACGAGTGGATACCCTGCCTTGTACTTTACGTAAATATGTTTTTGAAGACTTAGCTTTTTCACAACGCTTCCAAGTAGTATCCGGAACAAATGAAGGATTTAGTGAAATCTGGTGGTATTACGTGTCAAATGATGAAGTTAACAATTCTCGTAACGAGAGACGTGATCCAACTGTAGATAAGTATGTAACTTATAACCACTTAGACCAGGTTTGGGCGTACGGTACTTTAAATAGAACTGCTTGGTTAGACAGCCCTTTGCAAGACCACCCAATAGCTGCAATAGGAAGTACTGAAGAAGGCACTCTTTTATTCCATGAAAACGGAGTAGACGATGCTGCTACAGCAAGTCCTAAGCCAATTGAATCCTATATCCAGTCTTCCGACTTTGATATTGATAATGGACACAACTTTGGTTTTATTTGGAGAATCATTCCCGACATTACTTTTAATGGATCAGTTAGTGAAAACCCTCAGATAAATATGTCCCTATTAGGAAGACGCAATTCTGGTACAAACTACCAGGGATTAACTTCTCTTACTAATCAAATAAATACTACACAAACCACAATACCAGTTATTGACACTAGCAATTTCCCTGTAGCAGGTGTTTTGTTACTTAATACAGAAAAAATTACATACACAGGTAAAACAGCAACAAGTTTTATAAATTGTATTCGTGGGGCTTTAAATACAGATGCAATCCCGCACATTGCTAATACACCCGTAGATTTATTTGAGTCTCAGTTAGATGTAACTAAAACTAGTACTTTCCCGGTAGAGCAATTTACAGGGCAAATTTATACTAGAATACGTGCTCGTCAGATGGGCATAAATATCTCCTCTACAAGGCTAGGAACAACCTGGCAACTAGGCTCCCCTCGTATTGATATCAAATCTGACGGACGAAGATAATGGCTCAGATTCCTCTTCGGCCCCCTAGGGCTCCTAGTATTCCCCTGGCTCCAGTAGACTATAAGCAGGGTTATATTGATCAATTCACAAGTGCTTTGCGCTTGTATTTCAATCAAATTGATAACGGTATGGGATCTCTCCTATCTGATACAGGTGGATCTTCTTTAAGCCTGCCTCATATTGCAGCCCTAGATACCACCGTTCAATATGCAACGGCAAACAATACGCCGACAAAGGTTCTTTGGAACACACTAGGCTCAAGTAGTGGTTTTAAATTAGACCCGACTGGATATGTGGAGGCAACTTATTCTGGGGTATATAAATTTGATTACAGGCTGCAGTTTGCTAATACTGCAGATGCAGCACATACAGTAGATGTTTGGCTTAAAGTAAATAACGCAAACGTTGTAGGTTCTGCTAGTAAGTTTGATATTTTGGCTAGGAAAACCTTGTCAGTTCCATCTTACTTAGTAGCTTATTCTAGCTTTACCCTTAATGTAAATGCTGGGGATAAAATAGAACTTTGGTGGGCAACCGATTTGGCTTATATTGTTTCTCCCGCAACTGCAGGTGTTTATATGCAATATGAAGCGGCTCAAACAACCCCGTATGCACGCTCTTCCGTACCATCCGCTGTAGGGTCAATAACATTTGTTTCTAGACTTCCAACCGACCCCGCAGCATGATAATATCCTATATAAACCCATTTCCGAAGACGGAGAACCCCTGATTATGGCCCAAGAAGGAATCGCAACTCTACCCCAAGCTCCTGAAAATCAGTCTGCAGAGCCTGATATTAATCTGATTAAGCAGTCTATTGGACAGCGTATCCCAGGAGCAGAACAAGCCTATGATCAGACTATGGATCAGGTCAGCTCACAACTAAATCTGCCCCCTGACCAATTGCAAATGATGTTGCAAATCCTGCAATATATGCTTTCTCATGAGCAGGAATATCCGCAAATTCGTCAAAAATTGATGACTGAAGGCAACGTTCGCCCTGAAGATTTACCAGAGCAGTTTGATCGTGGTTACCTGACTACGATGCTTTTGATGGTCCAAGAGGCGTTAAAAAGGCAAGGTGGAGCAAGTCCCATGGCCCAAGCGCCACAGCCGCAAGGCTTTGCTCAGGGCGGACTAGCCGCTGCAGCGCAATCTTTAGCCGCTAAAGGCCGTGGTGGTGACACCATTTTAGCTCACATCAATCCCCAAGAAGCTGCCATGCTTAAGGCTATGGGCGGTTCTGGAACCATTAACCCTGCTACAGGAATTATGGAATTTAAAGGCAATCCACTTAAAGCTATTGGTGATGCCTTTAGTTCGGTGGGTGATGCCATTAAGTCCGTAGCATCTTCAACCGTTGGTAAGATTGTATTAACCGTTGCTTTGGGCATGGTCATTGGACCGACAGCAATTGCTGCTTTAGGACCAATTGGTGGCGCTATGGCAGCAGGTGCTCTAGCTTCCGGCGCTGTTTCTTTAGCGGGTGGCTCAAACCTTAAAGACTCTTTACGTTCTGCCGCTATTGGTGGTGCGTTAGCTGGTATTGGTGCAGGTATAGCAGATTACCTTCCAGGGACAACAGGAGGTTGGTTAAATACAGCCGCTACTGCAGGTGTGGTAGGTACGGGCTATGGCTTAGCAACTGGGCAAAGTATTGGTCAAGCATTAAAAACCGGTGCAATAGCTGGTGTTACCGCTGGGGGAGTTTCTGCAGCAAACGGTGCAACTATGAATGCCCCTGCCCCTACTAACAATGCTCCTATCGTAGCAGATAACTCTACACCCTTTGGCAGTGACGTTAATGCAGGTACTACTAATACCCCAGGTACTAATGAACAGGCTGTAAACATTACCAATAAGGGTGGTGCAATTACACCTACGAGTGAAGGCATTAGCAATCTTCCGGCTGGAAATACAAACTTACAGGCTCCACAATTCTCTAGGGATTTTGATACTACTGGAAACAGTAATTTACAAGCTCCATACAGTCCAACTGCGTCAGATCAGCAGTACATGAATCAAGATATGCAACCCCAGGCTCGTTCAGGGGAAGGTATCTTTAGGGGTGAACAAACAACACCTAAAACTTTTGGTGAAACAGCAAACGATTATTACACTAAGGGCAAGGATTATTTATTTGGTACTGATCCAAAAAACCCTGGCGTATTTATGAACAAAGAAGGAGGCTATAGCCTTCCAGCTATAGGAGCCGGAGTGTTGGGAATTGGTGCTTTAACTGGAGGTTTTAGCCCAACAACACCTAAATCCCCTGGATTAGTAGATAGAAATCCTGACGGTTCTCCTGTTACAGGCCAAGATTTAATTAATAAAGATCCAAGTAAGTATGTAGTATCAAACCTCCCTGGATACAACTCACCTATGCCTGCTACTACACAAGCTAACCTTGTAAATACTCCTACGTATGGCGGAAACACTTACACAAACTATACGTCTCCTCAAAATCCAGTATATGTTCCACAAGGGCAGCCCCCTGTTCAGCAACCTTATAATACAGCTACAATGTATAACTTCATGCCTCGTGTGTATGCTCAAGGTGGTATATCTGAAATTTACCCTCGTCGTACCGGTGGCATTAGTGGACCTGGAACAGGTACTTCCGATTCAATTCCAGCAATGTTGTCTGATGGAGAATTTGTAGTTACAGCAAGAGCAGTACGTGGCGCAGGTAACGGCAGTCGTCGTGAAGGTGCTAAAAAACTTTATCGCATGATGCACGCTTTAGAAAAGAAGGCTAAATAATGGCTACAGCAACCACAACCACAGAACAGATAGTCCGAGAAGCCCCGGATATTGAAGCCTATAAACTAGGCCTTTTGCAATCAGCAAAGGGTCTTTCTGACAGACCTGTAAATGTACCTGGATATAACGTAGCAGGTTTTAATCCAGATCAAACAAGGGCCATGGAACAGGCTCGTGCTGGTATTGGCGCTTATCAACCTTACTTAGCAGGTGGTCAACAAGCTATACAGCAAGGACAACAATCTGTAGGTGAAGCAGCAAATGTCTTGCGTGGAGCAGATACTCGTAATCAATATGGCGCTGCTCAAGCAGGTCAAAACATGGCTTTGATGGGTACTTACAATCAAGCTAGACCTATTGGCCAAGAACAGATTCAACAGTACATGAACCCCTACAACAACCTGGCATTAAACCAGCAGTTGCAGGAAATGAATCGCCAAGCGCAGATTCAACAACAAGCCTTACAAGGCCAAGCTGTAAGAGCAGGTGCTTTTGGTGGCTCAAGAGAAGGTATTCAACGTGCTGAACTAGGCCGTAATCTTGCTCAAACACAAAACCAAGCGATTGCTCAGTCCGCACAAGCTGGTTATGGGCAAGCATTGTCTGCTGCACAGCAACAACAACAAGCTCAGTTGGCGGCTTATGGTCAGATGGGTACTTTAAGTCAAGGTATTGGTAACCTAGCAAATCAGCAGTTTAATATTGGCAATCAAATAGCTCAGGGTATGGGTAACTTTGGAACACAAATGGGCAACATGGGTGTTCAACAGGCAGCTCTGGGTCAGACTGCTCAGCAGCTTGGCCAGGCAGATACCAACTTCTTGTACAACATTGGCCAGCAACAGCAAAACATGCAACAGCAGCAACTTGACGCACAACGCAATACAGCATTGCAGCAAGCGTACGAGCCATATCAGCGGTTGGCGTTCTTGTCGGATATCTATAAAGGATCTCCTTCTAGCCAGCAGTCAATTGCGGCATCTACTGCTCCAGTTCCAAGCGCATTCCAGCAGGCGGTAGGTACTGGTATTGCAGCGACTGCAGCAAGCGCAGCAGCGAAAAAAGCAGGCATAATTTAAGGAGAATGTATGAATCCCAAGGTATTTGAACGGGCTCTATTTAACGCTAAAAACAAGCCCAGCAAAGCCGATTCGGGTATTGCTCAGGGATTTGATGAGGAAGCCGACTCGGAAGAAATAAATGATGATGAGTTGATGGAAGATGTTTCCAAACGTAGTCCAACTTCTCCTGAAATTCTTATGAACAATCTTCGTGGAGATGTTCGTTCCGTTGATGCTCGCTACCAAGAACTTGCTGATATGTTAGGTGATCAGGTAGCTAGTGAAACACCCCCTGAAGTTTTAGCTATGTTGCAATCTAAATTTGCAGCGGAGCAAGCTCCTGCGGGTATCGGTGCATTACCCCCAGGTCAGGGGATGTCTCCTCCTTCACTGACTCCAGACGCTGGAGCACCGATGCCCACCCCACCACAAGGCGGCGGTATTCCACAACCTCCTGCAATGCCTCCAATGCCAGGTCCCGAGGCTCAAGGACCTGCTCCACAAGGTTTTGCCTATGGTGGCATGGTTAGCCAAGCTCCAGGTTATGGCGCTGGTTACGATCAAATGCCTGCCATGTATCAAGCAGCGCAAGCTCCACAAAATATGGGTTCCAATCAAATGGCTCCGCTGTACCAACCAGAGCAACCTCCACAAGGCTTTGCTGGGGGTGGTATTGCTTCTTTGCCACAGTCCGGTGCTAATTACAAAACGGGCGTAAGTTACAACGGGCCTCAATTACAAACAAGTGCAATTGCACAAGAAGGAAGACAAGGTGATTCAATGTTGGCTTACCTTACTCCTGAGCAACACGCTATGCTTACTAGTATGGGAGGGGGCTCGACCGTCAACCCAAAAACTGGTCTGCCTGAGCATTTTTTAGCGTCAATGGCTCCAATGGCGAATAACGTCATTCAAAGAGCTCAACCTTATGCCCAGGCAGTAAATATGTACGCTGGCCGCTTATTTCAACCGATGTTGACACAGCCTACTCTCCAGCAAGGCCGTAGCACTTTAGGGACTTTCTTACCTAAAACAGCCGAAGGTATGGAAATGTATTACCCAACACTAACCCAACGTATTGGTATGGCAACAGAGCCTGTACGCCAAGCAATAGCTAATTCTCCTGCCGCTGCTAAAGTGGGTGCAGCATTAACAGCGATTCCTGGCGCAGCTGCCGTGTCTAATGCGTTTGGTGGCCGGGAAGAAACTCCTGGGATGCCAATGCGTAATGATGGTACAGACGTTCCATTAGTAATTACTAGAGATGCTCAGGGTAAACCCGTATATAACCAACCGCCCCCACCTAAGGGCAAAGGCCCACTAGGTCTTACTGAAGGTGAAGAAGTAGTTCCTGAACCTAGTGCTGTGGAAAAAGCATTGAATCCTCCTACAGAACCTAAGACTGTAGAAGATTTAATGACTCAGCAAACTGGTGTAAAAGTTACTCCTAAAGAGCAAAAGCTTGAGAATCGACTTGACGCTTACATGAAAGAAAACCTCCCTGTATTTGAAAAATACATGGGTGGTAATAAAGAAGATACACAAGTCCAAGCTTTATTGTTATTGGCGGATGCTGGCTTGCAATATGCAACTACTGGTGCTCGTACTCCAATGATGGCTTTGGCAAATGCAGCTAAGGGTTTACCCGGTGGTCTCGGTCAGTTGGCAGCGCAAGAATCTGCACGCAAGTCTCAGATTTCTGGTGCGGCACTTACTTCCGGATTACAGACTATTGCTGCGGAAGACAAAGCTAATGCTGCATTGCAAAAAGAAATTATTAAACAATCTATTGCCAAAGGTGAGGTAATTCCTACTGATTTAGGTGCTGGTTTAACTAATTACCGTGGCAAGCAAGGTGAAGATCGTGGCATGAAAGTTGATCCTACAATTACTAATAGCTTTTTACAAAGCACCTACACTCCTCAAGTAGTAAAAGATGAGAAGGGTGAAGTAGTTGGTATGGATACTCCATACGCAAGAGTAAGTGGCACTACAAGTCAAACAATCAATACTGACAAGGGTACAAGAGAGCGTTTAGCTGCTGAAATTTCACGTCAAGAAGCTGCACTACGTTCTATTGACTCTGCATTAACTGACTACACTACTGCGTTCGGTCCTAAAGCTTTTATTACCAACTTTAAGAACAATACGCTTGTCCCTGTTTCACCACTTGATCCTAACGTTGTAGCAGAGAAAAAACGTACTCAAATTCTCACTGCATTTAATACTGCAGGTAAAGCAATTGCTAGAACAGGTGATACAGGTAATATTGCTGTGGCAGAACAAAAAGGTGCTGACTTTATCCTTGGTGATAAACCTGGTACATTTTTCTCTGACCCAGAAACCGCTTTGGCTCGCATCATGGCTGTGCGTACTGACATCGCTAATCAACGCTTGGCTACGGCTCAGCAACTTGGTTGGCTTAATCAGGATATCCAGCTTGAAGTTCCAAACTTAGGTACTAGAAACGACCCAATTCCACAGAATAAGTTGAACTATGTAACTAATTTGGCAAAAGCCAATCCAAGCGGACAAGTGTATATAATGACTCCAAAGGGAACACAGCAGGTACTTCTCTCCACACTTAAGCAGTAAGGACGCTACATGGCAACGATTACCACGGCAGATGGCCAGGTTATTGATTTGGACACAGGGGAAACTGTTGGAAAAACAGAAGCCCCTCTTCCACAAGGAAAGTGGGAAATTCCTAGTAACCCCTACGATTTAGCAAAGCAAGCAAGCTATGGCTTTAATGCGGCTTTGTTTGCCCTTCCAGATGCTGGTGTAAAAGCAATTGGCCGTGCACTTGGTTATGATGATAAGAATGTCCAGACACTTACTAAGATGTTTAATCGAGGTGATGTTGGAGCTAAAAACGTAGACGAACGCTATGCTCGTGCAATTGGTGAAGGTATTGGCGCTAACTTACCTATTACTGGTGTGCTTGGTTACATGGCCGCTAGTCAAAAACTAGCAGCACCTTTAATGGCTGACGCTGGCGTGATAAAGCGTGTTGCCAAAGATACACTAGACTTTATTCGTAAAAATCCTAGAGCAGCTTTGGCGGCGGACATTACATCTGGTGGAGCTTTTGGTGCTACAAAGCAATATACCCAAGAAGAAGAAATGGGCCCTATTGCCAGTGAATTATTGCCATTGGCCGCTTCCGTTGTGGCCCCCGCCGGTGGAGCTGTAGCAGGAGCTGTAGCTTCAAAAGTAGCACCTAGTGCTATAGCTGCAAAGTATTTAAAACAGGTAGTAAGTCCTGACCAAAGCAAGTTATCTGAAGTAGGTAAAGAGATTTCAGGTGAATACAATATTCTGACTCGCCCTATTGCTAGTATGCTTGTGCCCCGTGCTGAGCGTGCCGTTGGTAAAGCGTTGAGCAAAGGTGAAGTACAAGAAAGCCTTAAGCGTGCAGAACAACTGATCACGGACCTTGGAGCACAGGGCATTAAGCTTAACACTGCCGAGCGTACTCAGTTACCTCAGTTCTTGATTGAAGAAGGTAATTTAATCAAGAGCATGACTCCTGAGCAATTACAAAAAGAATTAGCTCGCCGTGCTGGAAATGCGGACGAATTTAATAACATCATTGAAAGCTTTTCACCTAAATCAGCCATGAATTTGGAAGATGCTTTGAGCAAGGTTAAAGGCGATTCAGAGGCATTACAAACTTCTTTGATAGACAATATTGCTGCTGAAAAAGCGTTAGCTTCAGAAGGCTTGTCTGCTCGTTATGGCGCTCAAAACAAGGATGTATTGGGCAATGAAATTCGTAACACAATTTTGTCTTCCGGTGAGAAGAGCTTTTTTAATTTACGTAACGTAGCTGATCGCATGGGCTTGCGTAATTTTTTTACCAAAGACGGTGTTCCGCTTCCAACTCGTGAGGCCGATGGTGTATCTCGTTACCCTTCTTTTGATATTAACAAACCCATTACCGATATTATTTCTAAGTATCGTATTTTTACTGGTCCAATACGTGAACAATATCCGGAACTGGTTAACATCTTAGGACGTTACAAAGGTAGGCAGGGAAAGAAAAGTGAAAACGCTTTCCGTGATAACTTAGTTAAAAATATCACCGACATGATGGTAGAGCGTCAACGCCCAGGCTCTACTGCCGCTGCTCCAATGGAAGGTTTTTTAAATCCTTCCGAATCTGCAATGAGTACAGCTCAAGGCGATTTAGCTTTCCGCCAACAACAAGAGTCTTCTGCCAAGATGTTGGTTGATAGTCTTTTATCTCCTGAAGCGGGAACCAAGACTCGTGTTGGTTTGAGCAATTTACCTAAAGATCAACAAGTTAAAGTGTTGGCTACTTCGTATGGCTTAGAGCCACAACAATTGACCACGGCCCTTGAAGCAGCAAAAACAGCTGCCTCAAAAACAGGCAAGGTAGATATTAACTTTCCTGAGGCTGTAGAGTTACTGCAAGCGTCTACTCGAGCTCGTAATCAAGCTATTCAGAACTTTACGGATTCCCAGTTTGCTGGTACAGGCCGCCAAGCTGCACAAAAAGAACTAGATAAAGCTACTGCAATTCACAAAGATATTGAAGACATGGTGTTTAAAGCCGTGCCTAAGATGAATAAGCAGTACAAAGATTTCCAACAAGTCTACAAGGATATTTATGGGGATGCGTATGAACGTTATCTTCCTATCCTCATTGGCGCTAAGCGTCCTACAGGTGAGTTCTTAACTGCTAATGAAGCAGTAGTAGGCCAAGCGTTTAAGTCCGCTGAAAACATGCGTGATATGAAGTTATTACTTGGTGAATCTGAGCAAGGCAGGGACCTGCTAGCACGTTCTGCTATGGATTGGGTTCGTAGTAAAGGTGTGCTTGATGCCGACGGCTTAGTCAATCCATCCAAAATGAAAGCTGTTTTAGATAGCAATAAGGCTATTGTTGAAGCCCTACCTGATTCTGTTAAGCAGGGTCTAAGAGATGATTTAGCTACTGGTAAAGCAGTCGCTGCTCGTATTGGTCAACTTGAAGCCCGTAAGCAAGCTGCTGTAGACAACGAGTTGAATAAACTGATTGCTAAGTCTACCCGTGAAGGCGCTGACCCTAATGAGTTAATTACCCGTGTATTGCGTGACCCAGCAGATATGAATGTATTGGTAAAAGCAATGGAGGGTTCTCCAGAGCGCCTTGAAGCGTTACGCCGTGCTGTTTATAAAAGTGCTGCCGATCCACAAGGCAAAGTATCTATTACTCAATTCTTAGATAGAGCAAACCCTAAGTCTTTGGCTGCGTTATTTAGCCCAGAGCAGTTGACCAACTTGCGTAAAATTGGTCAATTGGAAGGGTACATTAAGTCTTCTCCAAGCATCGCTAATATTCCATCACCTTTTGAATCTACTAATGAGCAGGCCCAGCGTATTCTTGGTACAGGTATTCCAGGTCTTACTGGAATTGGTAAATCCATTATGGAAGGCCGCACTGGTGTAGCCTGGAGCACAGCGTACTTACTAACTCGTTTTGTAGGCCGCCAAGAATATAGTATTTTGGATAGAGTCATGCAACGTGCGGTTGAAGATGCTGACTTTGCTAAAGCGCTCGTTCAACAAGCCAAAGATAAGTCTCCTGAAAACTTAGCTAAGCGTTTACAAAAGCAATTTGGTAAATCAGGTGTATACATACCTGAGGTCATCTACAATGCTCCACGTCGTGCGTTTATGACTGACGTTGCACAAGAGATACAACAAGAGCCAGAGCAAGCTGCCCCTGTACAACAACCTGTACAAGTTGCACCGCAGCAACCACAGACGCCTGCAGCGCCTCCAACAAGAGCTCCAGGTCAAGCTAAACAGCAGATGCAAAACTTTAATCAACGTTACCCAGCGCCTCCAACTAAGGGTGTTGGTAACATTGGTCCGGCTTTCCCAACAACTCCACCTAAGCCTGGGCCAAATGCTGCTACTATGTATCAATCCTTGTTCCCAAGAGATACTTTGGGCCAGGCCATCGAACTTAACAAAACACAGCAATGACAAAAGAAGCTAAATATCCCGTCTACGATCGACTAGTAGACGGGAATCATTTTGAGTGGATTACACACCAGGCGCAGCTAGTGCGTGAGCAGCGGCAAAGAGATCGTATCGTGCCAACCAAGCCTGCTTATACTGCTCCCACTCACGGCCAACCGAAACGAATTCTTGTACCTGCCCATCCTGCGCCGCCATCAAAATAACGCCTTGCTGTATATCACTGCCATATACCATGTCATGCGCTAGAGCATAGGCAGCAAGCTGGTGAAAGTAGTCTTCAATCCAAGCCCGTTGTTTCATCTTATTGGTTTGTTTAAAGTCCACAATCGAGGGTTTACCCCTATATACCGCAGCTAAATCGGTGCTGCCTGCATACTTTCCTGGGTAGTAAACACTAACTTCGCACCCCCAAACTTCATCTAGGTTTGGAAAATACTTCTCCGCTAATGCCATCGCCATACGATAGCCACGGACCGCTAACCAGGATGTGGGAACCTCAAGTGGACGATGCTTAATAAAGCGCTCAAGGCAGCCGTGCATGTGTGTACCAACCGAGGCAGCTTCATTCTTAATTCTGTCCGCTTCTCCCTGTCCAACATTCTTGACCCAAGCATCAAGGTGCGATTTATCTTTAGTACGGTCTAGGATCGTCGTAACGGACGGCAGGGGCGTTCCTTCTGGTGTGACATACCTTCGCCCTTCCGGACTGTCTAACCGTGTCAGGGAGTGGTATTTGTACCGTTTAAATGTATTGATTAAGTAAGCCATGCTTTTAATTCTTCCCCCATTACTTCATTTGCAATATTGATCTTGCGAACGAGTGCTTCAACAATCTTTTCGTCCACTGTTTTTGGTGCTACTAAATCGATGTAAGTCATTGGCCTGGTTTGGCCATAACGATCGATTCGAGCTTCTGACTGCAGCCTTACTTCCAGGTCATAACCATTGGAATAGTAAATCATGGTATTTGCTTCAGTAAGGGTTAACCCGTAACCACCCGTGCGGGGCTGCCCTACAAAGAACCGTAGCTCGCTGTTGGGATCTTGAAAACGATTCACAATGTCTTCCCGTTCGTCTGACGTAGTATCCCCAAAGAAAGTGGCTGTAGAGTTCATGCCATACGCCTTTTGAAGAGCAAGCTTAATAGCCTCAATGTCATGGCGAAAGTGAGCCCAAATAATAATCTTGCCATCGGTCTCTTCAATTGCCGCCATCATCTCATCTAATCTGTTGTTTTTTAGCTGCACAATCTCACCGGAATCTAAGGTGATATGCCCACAAACAATTTGCTGCAACCGCATAATTTGTGTCAAAGCATTAACGGTGGACGTGATGCCTTTATCAAAAGTAGCCAAGGCCATAAGCGTCATTTGCTTATAGGCTTTAGCCTGCTCGTCGGTAAGCTCTACTTCACGTCTTACAAAGGTCTTAGGTGGCAAATCAAAGCACTCTTCTTTTCGTATCCTAAAAGAAAACTTTTGTAGCTTTTCTTGCAACTCATCAATCCGCCTGTAGCCCACAATCTGTTTAAAGCTATGGCTTGCCAGGTTCCGTTCCACAGTAACTGCGTAGCGAGATTGAAAAGCGTAATAGCTCGCAAACCCAAGACAGTCATAGCCCAGGAAGGCGCACTGCTGATACAAATCCAAAGGAGATTTGGTAACCGGGGAACCTGTAGCAATACGTTTAACCTTGGCCAACTGACCAACTTTCAAAATGTTTTTACTACGTTTGGCAGTAGGTGACTTAATAGTGGTGGACTCATCAATTGCCATAAAAGCGTTGTGAGCCAATAGAAATCGATTACAAAACTTAGCCCCTTTTTCTGTAGAAAAAGCTTCAATATTCATAATGAGTATTTTTAAATCCTCAGTGATGTCGAACATCGAATCAAGGGCCACCTGCTCAGCCTTACGTGGTGAGGGGTTCCAGACTGCCTGGCGATATACAACATGCTCTGGCATGTGCTTAGGAATCTCAACTCCTGCCCAGTTACGATAGACACCTTTAGGCGCTACGATCACTGCAGCATTGATTTTGCCTTGGTCATATAACATGGAAATGTTAGTAATAAGCATGAAGCTTTTACCTGTACCCATGTCGGCAAATAAAGCAGCTTTGTCCTTATTCCAAAAGCGTTCTAGGTAGATGCGCTGATGCAGAAAAGGCTTATTCTTAAACGGATAGTCTAATAGATATTGATCACTCATAAAACATTCTTCTTTCTCGGGGTGTTGCACGTAATGTAAAACTAGTGTATTATTATACCTGTGAGTTAAGAAATAAGAAAGGTTTTTATGTCAGTAGTGTATGTAGTACAAGAGACGCAAAACGACATCACTTCAGCGATGGACTTTGGCACAGTTGAAATATTATTGCCTCCAGGTCAAGTAGCGTTTTCCCCAGTTCCCAGTGTACGCAGAATTCAGCGTAAACTATGCAAGTATACCGATGAGGATTATTTACTTCTCATTGGAGACCCTGCAGCAATTGGTATCGCCTGTGCCGTTGCTGCTTCTTACAATCACGGGCGCTTTAAGATGTTGAAGTGGAGTCGAAAAGAAAATAGGTATTATCCTGTTTCTGTTGACCTACTTGAGAAAGGAGAATTAGATGAGTTTATCTGAGATGTTTGAACAGGATGCTGGAGCCTTAACAATCCAGGACGATCAGTTAGCTGGCATTGCTGGCTTAGCTAAGCGTGCAAAAGTTCTTGAAAAAGAAATTGAGGAATTAGAAAGCGTTCTTAAGGAGCGTAAGGATTCCATGCGTAAACTGTTGGAAGAAACTATTCCTTCAGCTTTGCAAGAACTAGGCATGAAGTCATTTAAGATGTCTGACGGATCACAGATCGATGTCAAGCCATTCTATGGTGCATCAATCCCTGAGCCCCGTCGCTCTGAGGCCTATGAGTGGCTTCGTGAGCATGGCTATGATGACATCATCAAAAATACAGTGGCCGTACGATTTGGTCGTGGTGAAGACGAATTGTGCGAATCACTAATCAATCTTCTTCGTGAGCAAAGCTTTCCAGCTGAGCAATCGGAAAAGATCGAACCACAAACTCTCAAGGCTTGGGTTCGAGAAATGACGGAACAAGGTAACGAGTTCCCGACAGAACTTTTTGGCGCATACATTGGTCAAAAAGCGACAATTAAATCAGCATAAAGGAAATAGAACCATGGCAACGAAAGACTTAGCAGTAAAACAAACCGGTACAGCAATTGCATTGGCCAGCACGTTTGAGGAAGATGCTTCTTCAGGCTTTACTGGGATGACTCAGGAAGACTTTGCATTACCTTTCTTAAAGTTATTAACCAGCACATCCCCAGAAATTGGTGAGATGGACGGCGCAATGCCAGGGATGGTTTTGAACAGCGTGACCGACGAGTTATATGATGGTAAGAAAGGTATCTTGGTTGTGCCTTCAGCTTACGTTCGTCAATATATTGAGTGGACACCACGTGGTTCAGGCAGCGGTGCTCCTGCACAAATCTATCCAGCTACCAGTGACATCCTTAGCCGTACTCATCGTGAGCAAGGTGATAACAAGGATTACTTGGATAATGGCAATTACATCGAGAACACGGCAAACCATTACGTAATGGTTTTAAGTGATGATGGCATTCCTAATCCAGCATTGATTGTGATGAAGTCTACACAGCTTAAAAAGAGCCGTAAGTGGAATTCCATGATGATGAGCACAAAGTTAATGGGCAAAAATGGTCCATACACTCCTCCAATGTATAGCCAAATCTATCGCTTGACTACTCAAGCCGAGTCTAACGACAAAGGTAAGTGGTATGGTTGGGAAGTAGAGCGTGTAGGTTCATTGGAAGATATGAATGTATATGCCGCTGCAAAAGAGTTTGCAACCTCAATTGGCGCTGGCGAAATTAAAGTCAAGCACCAGGATGAAGTAGCTGCAGAAAGCAATTCAGTACCATTCTAAGTTTTACGGGGCAAAAGCGGATTCTACGTTTGGCCAAAAACTCACCCTTACCGGGGTAAGATAGTGTAGCGAGTAGCCCCACCTTTACAACCAAGAAAGAAGAACGATGGTAGACATCGCAAGATTTAAAAAGATATTTGAAGGGCTAGATATAGCATATGGCACATACAGGATGGAAAAATCAAGAGGAGACGGGAAGCAGGCTGGGAAGGCTGTGGTTGTTCGCCACCCACCCACTGATAACCTTTGGTCTGACCATCTTAATGGTGTTGAACCTAGTCTTGGGATTATTCCTATTAGGGCTGATAACACTTGCATATGGGGTTGCATTGATATTGATCAGTATCCCTTGGATCATACGGGTCTGGTTAAAAAAATTGCGGAGTTAAAACTTCCGCTTGTAGTTTGCCGTAGCAAATCCGGTGGTGCACATTGCTTCTTGTTTACTAAGGAGCCTATCCCTGCACGTGATATGCAAAAGTATTTAAAGGCTTGCGCTGCCCTGTTGGGCGAGGCAGGCCGTGAGATTTTCCCAAAACAATCTGAGATTCTGGTGGACCGTGGAGACACTGGTAATTTCTTGAACCTCCCTTATTTTTGCGGGGACCAAGGAACACGATATGCTATTCAAACGGATGGATCTGCTGCGACTCTGGAAGAGTTCTACGGACTATATGAAGCCAACGTCCAAAGTGCTCCTCTTGATTTCCCTGAAGCACCAAAAGAAGCGGAAAGCCCAATCAAAGACGGTCCGCCTTGTCTTCAAGCGTTGTGCAATCAAGGTTTTCCGGAAGGCACACGCAACAATGGCTTATTTGCAATTGGGGTATATCTTAAGAAAGCTTATCCGATAGGCTGGGAAGATAAGCTCATGGAATACAACATTAAATATATGACCCCACCACTAGGGATGAAAGAACTTGAACTCATTACAAAACAGTCTGGTAAAAAAGATTACCGATACAAGTGCAAGGATGCGCCTCTTAATTCCTTCTGCAACTCAGGACTGTGCAGAACACGCAAGCATGGTATTGGCGGTGACGGCCCTGACGCTCCCGCACTCAGTTCGCTTTCAAAATATGCTTCTGAGCCTCCGCTGTGGTTTCTTGACATCAACGGAAGTCGAATTGAACTTGATACAGACAGCCTCTTTGTACAAACGGCGTTTCAAAAAGCATGTGTAGAAAAGATTAACCTTCTGCCTCCTACCTTGCGTAAGCAAGACTGGGAGCAGCTGCTTAACTCTTTATTAAAAGAGATGGTAGAGACAGAACAGATTACTGAAGCTTCTGAAGACACTAGCGTTACTGGGCGCTTTATGGATATGCTTGAAGAGTTTTGCACACATATGCAGCAAGCGCTCGATCGAGATGAAATGTTGTTAGGCCGTCCATGGATTAATGATGAAGAGGCTAAGACTTACTTCAGGATGAAAGACTTGGAGAATCACCTTAAGCGTAATAACTTCGTTGGACTCTCTGCTCCTAAGATTGCTCAGCGCCTGCGGGATATTGGTGGAGAGCCTGTGCCTATGTTTTTAAAAGGAAGGACAGCACGTTGCTGGCGCATTCCTAATTTCCAAAAACAGGCTGCTCCATTTGCTACCCCTGAGATGAGAGAAGGCTCGCCATTTTGAGTCATATCAATAAAATCTTTGGGCCGCCAGGTAGTGGTAAGACTACATACCTTCTCAACATTGTTGAGAAGGAGCTACTTGATGGCGTTTCCCCTGTGTTGATTGGATACTTTTCTTTTACAAGGAAAGCTTCTCATGAAGCACGAGATAGGGCTATTGAGAAGTTTCCCCAGCTAAAAGAAGCTACTGACTTTCCGTGGTTTCGCACACTGCATAGCTTGGCATTCCGTTGCTTAAATATTTCTACTAACGAGGTGATGAAGGCTGAGAACTATAAAGAGTTCGGGATTGAGGCTGGGATTGATTTAAACATTGAGCACGGCGAAGAAGATTTTATGGTTAAGGCCGACAACCCTATTTTGTCCGAGATTAACATTGCACGGATCAAGGGCCAGGATTTAAAGTCTTACTACAATAGTAGTAGCCTAGATATCGAGTGGTATCACTTTGAGTATGTAGAGCGTGCTTATCGTCACTACAAAGCATCCCGTGGTTTGATTGACTTTACAGATATGCTAGAGCGCCTAGTATATGAGCCTAACAAGCTACCTTTGCTTGAGGCCGTTATCATAGATGAAGCTCAGGATTTGAGCCGGTTGCAGTGGAATTTAGTAGAGATACTGGCTAGTAAGGCCAAAAGGGTCTATATCGCAGGAGATGATGATCAGGCCGTGTTTACATGGGCTGGGGCTGACGTAGATGCTTTCCTTAACTTCGAGGGCACTGTGACTGTTCTAGAGCAGTCCTGGCGTGTCCCTTCTAAAGTCCATGAGGTAGCGGAAGAGATTGTCCACCGAATTAAGAATCGTCAACCTAAGGAATGGAAGCCCCGGAACTTTGAAGGCGCTGTGCAGACCTATCAACGCTTTGAGGATGTAGACCTTACTGAAGGCGAGTGGTTAGTGTTAGCCCCCACTAACTATCTATTAAACGAAGTCCACGCTCATCTACGTTCCCAGGGTATTATTTACGAGCGCCATGGCCAACGGTCTATACCAGAGTATATACTCGATGCCGTTATTGCTTGGGAAACCCTGCGTAAGGGTTTACCCGTAGATACAATGTATATACAAAACATCTACAAATACCTGGGCTCAAATGCAGTCAAGCGGGGCTTTCGCAAGCTCCCAGGAATCGAGCCCAATCAGTTGTATACCATGGACGATTTGACAGAGAAGTTTGGGTTACAAAGTAGCGCAATATGGCATGAGGCCTTGACCAAGATTGCTGAAGATAAGCGTGACTACATTATCGCCGCACTGCGGCGTGGTAAAAAACTACGGGGCGCTACCCCAGTAAAACTATCCACGATCCACGGAGCAAAGGGTGGCGAGTCGGATCATGTCATGTTGCTCACGGATCTTTCTAGCCGATTCTCCGCAGAATATGCGGTGAATCCAGATGCGGTGCACCGATTATTTTATGTTGGTGTCACCCGAGCGAAAAAAAGTTTGCATATAATCATGCCCAAGAAAGTTGAGAAAGGATTCCGGCTGTGAATTTTGAAGAGAAAATTGTAGACCTGTTAAAAGAAATAAAAGTGTTATGGAAGTTAGAACAAGAGATTCGTGAACAAACCATCAACAATGATGTAGTCGAACGATTACTTAAAAAACTGGACCTATTAAGAAAAGGCAGTGACTGATATGGCAACAATGCCCTTATTCCCTGTTCAGGTGGAGTGGATTCCACCTGATCGTTTTCCTAACTTAACTGATGCAAAGGAGATAGCAATTGACTTGGAAACTTGTGATCCCAACATGGAGTCTTATGGACCTGGTTGGCCCAGGACTGACGGATACATTGTTGGCTATGCTGTTGCTGTGGACGGGTGGGCTGGTTATTATCCTGTTGCTCACGCTGGTGGTGGGAATCTTGATAGACGCATGGTTGAAAAATGGATAAAGGATGTCTTAGCCACACCAGCAGATAAGATCATGCACAACGCCGCCTACGACGTAGGCTGGCTTAAGGCTACAGGCTATACAATCAATGGTCGTATCATCGATACCATGTTGGCTGCTCCGCTGCTAGATGAGAATCGTTTCTCATTCTCACTGAACTCCCTGGGATTTGATTACTTGCAGGAAATTAAATCCGAGGTAGGTTTAAAGCAGGCTGCATCTGACTTTGGTGTGCACCCTAAGAAAGAGTTGTGGAAACTCCCGGCAATGTATGTTGGTGACTATGCTGAACAAGATGCTATGCTGACCTTAAAGCTTTACCAGCACTTCAAGCCCTTGATACGTAAGGAAGAATTAGAGTCTATCTTTAATTTAGAGACTGACCTTTTGCCGGTGCTCATTGACTTGACTTTCCAGGGCATTCGCTTTGACCGAGAAAAGTGTGTGCAGTTAATAGATCAATTTAAAAAACGTGAAAAAGAATTACATAAAGAACTTAAACGTATTGTTGGTAAGGACGTAGAAATCTGGGCCGCTGATTCAATTGCCAAGGCCTTTGATACATTAAATATTCCTTATCACAAGACTAGTGCAGGCGCTCCAAGCTTTACTAAAGGGTTCTTGGATAACGTAGAACACCCTGTAGCTAAGATGATTGTTGAGGCTCGTGAAGTTAATAAGACTCATGGGACCTTTTTGGAACCTTACTTAGGTTACTCAGAAAAAGATGGGCGGATTCACCCGCACGTCAACCAGTTACGCTCCGATGATGGTGGTACGGTTACTGGGCGGTTGTCTATGGCTAACCCCAACTTGCAGCAGGTCCCCGCCCGTCACGAAGTAATCGGACCTCTCGTTCGGAGCCTTTTCTTACCTGAGGAAGGGCAGTTGTGGGCAGCAAATGACTTCTCGCAGCAAGAACCACGGATCATGGTCCACTACGCTTCCCTGCTTAACTTACCAGGAGCTGAAGAAGCAGCTGAAGGATATAAGAATGATGACAGTACTGACTTCCATCAAATGGTGGCGGACATGGCAGGCGTGTCCCGTAAGGAGGCCAAGACTATTGGCTTAGGTCTTATGTATGGCATGGGCAAGTCCAAAATGGCAGGAAGCCTTGGCCTGGAGATGGAAGAAGCAGATGCGTTGATTCGTAAGTTTCACCTTAACGTCCCATTCCTAAAAGGCACTGTGAATGCAGTGATGAAGCGTATTGATCACCAGGCGGCCAATGGTACGATTCGTACCCTGCTTGGACGTAAGTGCCGTTTCCCTTTGTGGGAGCCAATGGAGTGGGGAGTCAATAAGGCATTGCCCTATGATGAGGCAATCATTAAGTATGGCCAAAGAATCAAGCGTGCCTATACTTACAAAGGTTTAAACAAGTTGATACAAGGCTCTGCAGCTGATCAAACCAAAGCAAGCATGGTGGCGTTGCACAAGGCAGGCTACCGAGTTTTGCTGCAAGTGCACGATGAGGTAGCGCTTTCTATGAAGGATAAGAAAGAGGCAGAAGAGGCAGCGCAAATTATGATCGAGGCTGTACGCCTTGAAGTACCAAGTCGTGTGGACGTAGAAATTGGGCCCTCCTGGGGAGAAGCAAAGTGATTATTGGGTGTGAGCGTCATGAAGAAGCCCTGGCCTGGGCACGTTCTCGGATGAACCTGGAAGGCCCATGTGGTCGATGTCTCACGTTTTCTAAAGTAAATGATGCAGGGGAATTTACCGCTGTGTTTGTTTTCTCTGACGTTAATGTGTATAGCGCCTGTATACACTACGCTGCTGTTCCTGGTAGACATGGTTTTAGTAAAGAATTTATTTCTCGTGCATTCTTTTTTGCATTTGGCGAGCTTAACTTAGCACGGCTCACGGGCCCTACTAGAGGCAGTAATACAACAGCATTGCAGATTGCGCCAAAATTTGGTTTCACCCTGGAAGGCAGGATGCGTAAGGCTTTCCCGGATGGTGATGACTGTTATATCTTTGGATATTTGATTGAGGATTATTTACAACATCGATGGTTAAAGTATTACAACCTTGCACAAAGCTAGTTTGTATTATATAATTCGATACACGGAGGAAGTATGAAAGAAAATAAGAAAGAGATAAAGAAGCAAGCCTCGCCGTCCAAGCGCCAAAAGCCTTGGGTGACTATTGCTATTCGTAAACATACTTATGAGAAGTTGTTGGAAATGGCCCAAGTAGAAAGCCGCACCATTGGCGGGGAAATGACTTGGTTAATTGATACTGCATACGAACAGGTGATGTGATGAGTAATAGAAAAGAGATGACTAAGCAAGACATGGATGCTTGGCTCAACATTGTGGACGAGTCCCGAGCTGAAGTCATGGCTATGTTGTTTCAGATTAGTAAGGGTTTTGTTGATGAGAAGATGATCAACAAGCTACAGACAGTAATTCCCATGTGCTTTGATGCCGTAGCAATCCTAGGCCCTGACAGATGGCAAAAGATATTAGATTTGCACACACCGAAAGAGTAGTGTATAATACTTATTTAGAAATCAGAAAGGTAACAAATATGTTAAGTACCAATACGTGGCAGAAAGAAAGCGCTAAATACTACATCACTACAGTTACTGTAGGTGATAGCGAGCTGGAGGTTTACGGCGAAGTAGTAGATGCTGAGGATGACATTGGCTATACCGGCGACGTTGAGCTTTACGACGTTCGGATTGCTGCTCCTGATGGCACAAGCACCAGCATTTGGGAAATGGTTTGCTGTTATCCTGAGCTGATCAAAGATATAACCGATAAAGTTTGCGAGGTGTCACTATGACTGAAAACGATAAATCTTTACTCATACAGATGATCCATGCAGGGCGTTTTAATGCCCATATCTATGACTTGTTGTGTGAGTACAATGCGGCTAAAACTAAAGAGATGATTAAAGAAATGGGCACAAAGTGGTGTTGTCATCCAGCCAATGCAACTAAGCGACTAGATACCCCGTTGCCTATCCTGGCGGATCGTGTTACTTCTAAAATTTTAAGGAAAAAATAATGGAAATCTTTTTAGATGGTTTGATGTTTTGGTTGGCAGCGGTAGTGATATATTGTTTTTACCAGGCAGGCCAAGAAGCTTATAAAGACTTGCGTGCTAAGTATATTTTGTGGGCGTGGAAGAGACGTAGATGAAAATTTCAGAAGAGTATCCGGAGTTACTAAAGGCAGATGGCTTTGATAAAGCCATTGTTGGCGTAGTGCATAGGCTAGACATTACAGCTATTTGTTACGACAAGGATAAGGTAATCAAGATACTCATGAAAGACATGTCTTATGAGGATGCTATAGAGTATTTTGAATACAACGTGGCTGGCGCTTTTGTAGGAAGGCACACGCCATTCTTTTTGGAAAAAGGGGAACTATGAGCGAGAACAACATCCCACATATCGTGGACCAAGGCGCTTCCGTGCCCCATGAAAACAAAGCAGAGCCGAAGAAGTGGTACGCAAAATGGTACGTTTTGGCACTGGCACTTTGGTTATTGTTTTGGGGAGTGGTGGTCAATGCCCAGCAAGTACCCCAGGTGGCTGTAGTCCCAAGTAGTAATAATGCCTATGCCGCTGGCTTTAGTGGTAATCGTGATATTGCCCCTGCCTTCCCTACGCAGCTGCCCGTAATAGAACGTGGCTATACTTTTGATTTGTATGACCGCAGTAACCCTAATGTATTAGTCGGACCCATGCCGGGTGTGGGCGCTTTACTTGCACCGGTGACCCCTTACCTAAATCAGTCTTTTTATAGGAGAAATGAAAAATGAATGTACCCCATACACACGCAGAGATTATTAAAGCTTGGGCCGATGGCTACGAAGTAGAAGCTTATAACCCGGAACGAGACACCTGGATCACGGTCCAAGAACCTAGCTGGCTTGTAGACGTTGAATATCGTATCAAGCCGGGAGTAATAGCTAAATTTTTTGTACCTAAAATAGCCAGTTACGATGTACGTGTTGAAATGGACCCCTTTGATGAGGACTTAGTTGACTTTTGGAATCACTGCGACACCTATAACCTTCGCCTGGTGTTCAAGGATGAAAGATTAATTAAAGCCTTTGTTATTGATGACTGCGACGAGGATGCGCCATGGTAGAACCTATTCCATTTTATGGGTTGTTTAATGATGGCGATCCATTTGAGCCTGAATCCTATCTTCGTGAGCAATTAAAAGTGCAACAACGCTTGATTGATGCCCTTCAGACTCAAACTATCGAGCTGATGGACTCGCTGATCAAGGCCCAAAATCAAATTGATGCGCTTAGCGTGCCAGGGTTTTGGGAGCACAAAGATAGCGCCATGGAGATGAAAAAGAATTCCGATGGGAGCTTTACTTTAATTCCCATCAAGGAAGATGGAAGATGAGCTTTGAAATCATGCGGCATGATGGCATGAAAGAGATTCACTGGTTTACTATAGATCAATTGATTAAATCAATGCTTGCTAACCCAAAAGATCGATATTGGAGAATAAGATGATTGAGACTTTAGTTAAGCCTGAGCCGCTGGATAATGATGTTGCGGTGATAAAGATATTGCAATTAATGGGGCAATTAACTCCTAGTGATATCCAATATGTTTTAAAAGTGATATCCCATGTTTACGGAAAGGTACAAGGAAAATGAATACACCAAGTGAGAATTTCGATATGACTCATCAAGAAATAGGAGACGTGATGGGTATGAATCGCACCACTGTTAATTATGTTGAAAAAGCGGCCCTAGAAAAGCTTAGATTACTCCTGGAAAAGCAAGGAATCAAAGCAAGTGACTTATTGGACGTGAAATGACTACATTTACTACACAAGATAGGCTAGAGGCAATGAACAATAAACCAGTAGCGTGGACAGACGGCAAAGGCAATTACTTTGATAAGAATAGTTTTTTTCCAGTAGATGACCTTACCCCACTTTATACCCACCCAGTAAAAGAACTAACAGATGAAGAAATAGAAAAAGTTATTGTCAAAAACATTGTAGAAATATTAGAAAAGTATGCCGATAAACTTGAAGATGAAAGACCTAATAAAGGTTTTTCTGATGTAGTTTACGAGTCCATAGAAATACTAAAAAAGGCGCAAGAGAAATGAATTTAGCAGAACTAATCGAGGCTTTGGATCAACGTTATGGGAACCCCCATGCCGTGGCACAGTATGGTCTTATCCAGGAGGCAATAAAAATGCTTTCCATACTCGAGCAACAACGAGATGCTTATAAAGAAGCGCATGAAGCGCTATTGGCTCACAACATAGAAAAGAGTAAAATAAGTTATGACTAAGGAGCCTGAAATGAATTGGGAAGACACTCAAAAATGGGCAGATCAGAAAATCTCTGGGTTGTTGGCAATAGCACAACGCCAGGGGGATAAGTTAATCGTAGGCCAAGATCCACGGGACAAGCTTACGACTAAAGAACAGCAGTTGGATTTAATTCAACAACAATCTATTGCACTGCGTCAAAAAACCGAGCAAAGCAGAGCAAAAACTTCCCGTGCTGGAGGTTATATAGCGAAAAAATCACAGAAATCCGCTCAAGACGAACTTTTTGACATGTTTGCTGAGCGATTAGCAAAGAAGATGAGTGAGTTGGAGAAGAAAAAACCTCAGGAGTAATCAAAATGATAGAGAGCGATTTTAAGGTGGAGATGGACCCAGGGCATCAACCTTTGCAATTGATCGTTCTTACCGACGAAAAAGGTATTAGTTACGAGTATTATGGAGCGCCGTTCAATGATCGAGAACCAAGGATCAAGAGCTTGTATGTTGGCCCAATAATCACGAGAGACGAAGTGCTGGATTATCTAGAATTTGGTCCAGGTGGTGAAGAATTTGCAGACTTAGGGAAAACCCTTATAAATTAATAAAGTGCTGTATAAACATACAGCAGTTGCCTATTTTTTAGGCAATATTTTGTTAAAAACGGGTTTATATAGACTTTTTTTTGATAAGAGTGATTTTTTTTTATTTTTTTGTGAAATTAGACGTAATAGACGTAATGGTGTAATAAGTCAATAGATATAAGGGTTTCAGGGCTTACACTGACATTACAGTAGTTTTACAGGTGTAATGTTACTGGGTGTGCGCACGAGACAAATTTTTGTTTTCTAAAACATACTATACCCGTAAAAAAGTCTATAGGACCCCTGTTTTAACTGAGGAGAAGTTGTGGGAAAAAGAGATGTTTATAACGTACCCCCTATTCGTGGGAATAAATTGATAGCTAGGACTAACGTTGCTGTCAAACCACTGAAGCAATACAAGAGCCTAAATGCCAAGGAGTGGAAGTTTGTCCAGGAGCTTGTTGCTGGGGATGGTCACGTCACAATGAAAGAAGCGGCAATTCGTGCTGGATATAACGAAAAGAGCGCTTCTGCCATGGCCTGGAAATTGAGTAATCCGGAAATCAATCCTCACGTGGTTTCAGCGATTCAAGCTTATCGAGCAGAGCTCAATTCAAAATATGGCACAAACTATGATCGGCATATGCGTGATTTACAACTGATTAGGGATAAGGCCTTGGAAGCAGGAGCGTATGGAGCTGCAGTTCAGGCTGAATATCGTCGTGGGCAAGCCTTAGGCACAATTTATGTAGATCGTAAAGAAATACGCCATGGATCGATTGATTCAATGAGCAAAGAAGAGGTAGAGCGCAAACTGGCTGAGATTCGCAAAATTTATGGTGCAAGTATTCCCCAGGAGATTGTTGAAGTAGATTCAAAGACTATCAAAGAGTCTGTAGTCAAAGAAATTGAGCCTCCATTTGATGCTGGAATAGAAGTTACTGAAGATGACAGCGAAACCTGAATCAGCACTCAATAAAAAGATTGCTGATAATCTTCCGGATGCTTGTGTCACTAGGCTGGAGTCTCGCACTGGCCTAGGTATTCCAGATATGCTGATTGCTTTGGGGGATACGTTTGTTATGCTGGAAAACAAGGTATGCCCACTGGGAAGTAAGAAAGTAAAGTTGAGCCCTCATCAGGTCGCATTTCACATAAAACATTCTATGTTGCTTGCTCCTACATACATTATGGTGCAACACCAGCTAAGAGCAGAGAAATATAAATCCCTGTCTTTGTATGCTGGGCATCAAGCCATAGAGTTGTTGGAGAAAGGTATCTTGGTAGAGCCTTTGTTGCGTTATCCCTATATTTCAATAGATTGGCAAGAAATAAGAAAAAAGATGTTGCAATAGATTAGAAGTTGTATTATACTAATCACTTAGAAATTAGAAAGGAGCAGTATGGAATACAAAGACATAGATAAGATGACTTCGGATGAGTGGCTTGCTTACAGGCGACACAGAATAGATGCTTTTTATGAATCAGGGAATGAGTTAGTCCCAACAGTAGGCTGTAGTCAGTGTGATGTAGACAATGACTACGTTTGTTTTGATTGTGAATGTAACCAATTAGGGGAGAAATGAGAAATGGATAAATTATTACTAAAGACTTACAAAGAAGTTCGTAAAGAGCACAGCACCAATGTACGGCAGTCGTATTTGATTGCTAAAGGTTTAATCAAGACTGAGAGTTTTGGTCTTACCAATTATTACAACTATGAAACAGGGCAGGAGGTTGAACTCGAGGGATTGCCTGAAGGATGCTCAGTTGTTTTGCGAATTGAGACCGAGCAGTGGGGTGAGACCCCTTGGGGGTGGTGCGAAGGATGGGGAACAGTGGAACCTATGCAACGTTATGCAGAACACGCAGGCAATGGCAACGTCCAGTTACGTAGTTATGGTCGTGAAAACTATTACTATAATTTTGCAGAAGCATTAGCTAAGGCTCGTAAGGATTTTTCAGGTACTAAGTCTGGTAAATCCTATGCTGATCGTTTGGCACTAGAGTCTGTCAAGCGGGAGATAAAGCATTTTGAAGGTTTTATAAACGGTGATTGGCATTATGTGTTTATCTCTGTAAAGGCTTATCGTGATGGTGAAGAGGTTTATGACGAGGGTTGCGGGATGTATGAATCGACTGACTGGGAGTATGGGGCAGTAGAACTAATCGAAGGTGCTGAACGTGCTATCTATGCGAGTGCTTACGCTGGATCTACTGTGGGGGCTCTATGATTTTTGTCGTTCTACTTGGGTTTATGGCTTTTTGGGTTTTATTAGATTTTCTTGACGGGGAATAAAAGTAGTGTATAATACAGTCTTACTTAAGGAGAAAGTATGAAATACAGCGTAACAGTAACAGGCACATGGAATATGGATATTGATGCAGATACCCCTGAAGATGCGGAAAGACTAGCCTATATTGAGTGTCTTAAAAATGATATTGATGTAGAACTTATGAACTTAGAGTTTGAAGCATTTAACGAAGAGGATGAATAAAATGGCTGAATCAATTGGAACCAAAACAGTAAAGGCAGAATTGTTTTATGAAGGATCTTGGGGCAGTAGGGATGCTGGAGAGCATGAATCCACAATGGAATTGTTTTTCAATACAGATGACACTGGTTTTATTGAATGGGATTTACCTAGTTTAGAAGACTTTTATCATATTGGGCTTTGGTTTGATATTGATCGCAACGGTAAAAGATCGTTACGTGACTATGATGGGGTAATGAGCATTAGTAGTCATGCTATTGATTTGCTGAGAGAGCATGGAGTAGAAGTTAGTGCTGATTTTGAATAAGTAGTGTATAATACAGTTTTACAAGGAGAAATGAGAAATGAGAAAGTTTAGAGCATATGCAACGATCACCTATGAACTCTATTGTGATTTTGAAGTAGAAGATGACGAAGACGAATGGGCTTTTGCTAAAGACCTTGATGGTGGAGATTTTAAAGAAATTGATGGATCAGGTGAATGGAATATGTATGAAGTAGAACTTTTAGGTGAGGAGAAATGAGAATGAAGAAATACGAAATACAACACTACACACTTTGTGATGGGTGGATCAATACATGGTCTGATGGGGAAACTGGAAAACCCACTCTATATGATTCTTTTGAAGATGCACTCAATGAATTAGATTCTTTTTTGGCAGATGAAGAAGAAGCGTTTGCCAACGGAAATATTGCAAGTCCTTACGAAAGAGAAGAATTTAAAATTGTAGAGGTCCAAAATGCTTAAATATAAAACTGTAGAGTGTGAGGGTTATTGGGAGGATGAACCTGATAATATTTTTTCAGTGACTGTTGCCTTAGGTGAGTGGGACGAAGTAGAAGATGCAGAAGATGAAAAGATTTTCTTTTATATGGATGGAGAGCCCCTGAAAGTAGGCGCAATTATTGCGGATAATTTTGTAGTCACAGAAATAGAAAGTAGTGTATAATACTATTTATGGCAATGTCGCCAGTCACAAGGAGAAATGAGAATGGAAGCAATTTTATTACCTAAAGATAGTTTGAAAGCAATGGCTGTATTGGCTTCGAAGCAAGATATACGTTATTACTTAAATGGCGTACTGGTGGAATCTACTGGGGCTTATACCCGCATGGTCGCAACTGATGGTCACTTGCTGGGGATATTTCAGATCAGCGAAACGGCTCATGAGGGAAAAGCATTTTCTATCATCATCCCTAATGAGATCATCGCTAAGTTAGATAAGAAAGATAATTTCTTATCCACGAATGAGCATGGCAACTGGTCAATTGATGGTATTAGTTTTAATCCAGTAGATGGGAAATTTCCTGATTACATGAGAGTTTTACCTACAAAACCCGCAACTGGTGAGAGCGCACAATTTAACCCTGAGCTGATTGGGCGTTTTGTGAAATGCTCTAAATTGTTGAATGGCTCTAAATTACCAACAATTGCACATAATGGCGAATCGTCGGCTTTGGTTGATATTGGTATTGATCGCTTTGTTGGCATTGTTATGCCTATGCGAAACCCTGTAAATTTAAAAGAAATTCCCAACTGGTTAAAAGCAAAAGAAATTGTTTGATTTTCTCTCCCGTCCTCATGTATAATACTAAACATGGGGACGGGCTCCCCTAATTAACTGGAGAAATTAGAAATGACTAAATTAGATCGCTTTCAAGGTGTTGCAACTAGTGTAAGAAAATTGGAGGGCTCATGGGGTAAAACATTTGTTGGCACTTATCAATTAACGGATGTTGCTAGCGTCGAAAATGATAGTAAAGTGCATTTGAATACGGGTGGCTGGTTTACTCGAACCACTAAAGTAAGAATGAATCAATTTGCCAATCATTTTTGCAATGGTAAATTTTCGGTTTATCAAAAAAACTATTGTTGGTTTGTGCGTTTGGCGGATGGTAAAGAGATCCCATTTAGTGGCAATACCCTAGATTTTGAGCTTTAATAGCTATAGCACTAAACTATCGATATACAAACCCCTATAGCTAATCACTATAAGGGTTTGCCTAATATTTAGGCACTTACTGGTTGTTTATACAGGTATGGTAAAACTAGCCCCCTCGCCCCTGATCCTTGGCACGTGAAACTTTTCACGTGTTCCGTGATCCTTGGCACAAGGATCACGGGAAAAAGAATTTTTCCCTTTTATTCTTTATTCATGTATAATACTCAAATGGTCAACACCCGTTGACCAAGAACCAAGGAGAAATGAGAAATGAGCACTTATAACGGATGGAGCAATTGGGAAACATGGAAGACTAATCTTGAAATCTTGGATGGCATGGATGCCCAAGATTTGGGCATTGATCACTACACACTGGAAGAAGCTTACGAAGCTTCCAGCGTTGTAAAAGAATACGTAGAAGAATGCATCAGCCATGAGTTTACTCATGATGGCTTCATCTCTGGAATCGTTTACGATTTTATTAATAACGTAAATTGGTTTGAGCTAACCCGTGGCATCCTCGAGCAATGGGCAATTGATAACCCTGAAGAAATAGAAGACGAAGAATAATAACTAGTGTATAATACCAAGTAAGGGAGTTAACTCCCTTACTTACTTAAGGAGAAATGAGAATGAATTACGAACAAGGTCACAGAGCAGCACAAGTAATGGAACAGCGTGGCGGAGGATTCGCCAATGCAATCGCCCAGGCTTACTATCGTGCAGATAGTACAAACGCAAGAATCTTGCGTGAAGCTTTTGCCGATTTGTTTGAGACCCATTTTGCACAATGGAGCGAAGATAAATATTTCCCTAACTTCAAGAAAGAGATGACAGAATGAAGATGATGAATGACACTGCACGCATGATTCTCGAGTTACTCGAGAACACCTCTTTTGTTGACTCGATTCGTTCCTACTCCGGCAGGGGTATGGATGGCTCGCTCTGCCTGGGAGTTGAGATCCCCAGGGGCGCATTATTTGAATTGGGCTATGAGATGGCTCGTTCCGTTTACCGGGATACCATTTGGTCTGACACTTCAATCATCCCTGCGCCCCATACTGATAGTATGGGTTATGACATGATTGTTTATTGGCCACAAGCCAAGGTCCAATGCCCTATAGAAGATATGGAAGAGGTGGATGAATGATCCTAGGGTTTATCCTAGTGATAATTATCTTTACAATTTTATTTGAGTTCGAGGTATAATACTTACATGGTCTCGCCGAGACCATGTACTCTAAAGGAGAAATGAGAAATGGTTATTGATAATGTTTATGAGATGAATGGTTATGCTGATCGCCAAGATTACTTAGATGATCTTGCAGATAACATGGGACTTGATCGCTCTATTGTTTCAGCACTCGCTGATATGTTGGGAGAGAATGAAGACTTTGATGGTCTGGTCACCAGTCTGCAAGATATAAATCCTGAAGACTTTGATTATTGATGTATAATACTTACATGGGATCAGGTGATCCCATGTAATCTAAAGGAGAAATGAGAATGACTGTATCAGCTAAAGACATTGCCCAACAATGGGTAGATTACGCTAAGCGTAATAAAATTGGACGCAATACGATTAAGTATGGCAATCACCAGCAGGCTTACATCACTGGTGTGTTTGCTTGCCTGGGCGCAGACACTCCACCGATCATTACCATTTATGGTATGACTGGGCGAGACCTTGCCGAGATAGTAAAAGAAGAAGCAGTCGCCTAGCACCTTGGACGGCTTGCCGTCCAATTGTTTATAGCTATCGGCTACGCCTAGCCGATAGCTTCTTGCTATGTTGCGTCCACGCAACAGTAGGAGGCAGCAGCTTTTCCGCTGCCTCCTATTTACCTTGACTTTCTTAGACCCCACCCACCAAAAAACCACCCCCATTAAAAAACTTGAACTAAGCCTAATTTTCAGACAAACAGTTATAGCCAAAACGGAAATAGGCCCCCTTATGTTTTAAAAGGCCTGGGGTGGGGGTGTATATTATTTTTTGTAAAGTTTGCATGAAATTTCAATAAAAACTTCATGCAAGATATGTACAAAAAGTGTACATGTTTGTGCAATATGTATAGAAAAAACCAAAAAGTGTACACTTTGTACCGAGGGGAAAGCAGATTTTTTGCTTCACATACAAACTAGCCCTGTAAGTACCCTCACCTTGTGTTAATATGCGCCCATGAGTCAACCCCTACCGCCAGATGTTGAAGCCGACTTAGCACGGCTTGAATACCGTAAAGCGCTACTCGATGCCCAAGACAGGGCTACGTCCGGCTTTTTGGACTTCTGCCAATATGTTTGGCCGGAAATGCTTGTCGGTGAGCATCATAAGTTAATTGCTGAGAAGTTCGACAGGGTAGTGTCAGGCGAATGTAAACGCCTGATTATTGCCATGCCCCCTCGACATGGTAAGTCGCAGATGGGTTCATACTTGTTTCCTGCCTATTTAATGGGCAAGTTGCCACAGTCCAAGCTAATTGTAGGCTCACATACCGCTGAACTAGCACAGCGCTTTGGTCGTATGATTCGTAACCTTGTAGATGAAGAACGGTACAAGGACCTTTTCCCAAAGACCATGCTTTCTGCTGACTCTAAAGCAGCAGGCCGTTGGTCAACCTCTGCCGGTGGTGAGGCGTTCTTTATTGGTAAGGGCGGTGCTATGACGGGCCGTGGTGGTGACATTATCATCCTTGACGATATCTTGGACGAACAAGATGCTATCTCCGACACAGCCATGGAGAACACATGGGACTGGTATACCTCCGGTCCACGGCAGCGATTGCAGCCAGGTGGCGCAATAATCTTGATTAACACTCGGTGGAAAACCGACGACGTTGCTGGGCGCTTGATCAAAGCTCAGTCACAAATTAAAGCTGATCAATGGGAAGTTCTAGAGTTTCCTGCCATCTTGCCTAATCACAAACCTTTATGGCCTGGCTACTGGAAACTAGACGAACTTGAAAAAGTCAAAATGTCCATTGGCCTTCAGAAGTGGAACGCCCAGTGGCAACAGCAACCCACCAACGACGACGGAGCAATCCTGAAAAGAGAGTGGTGGAGAAAGTGGGAACATGAAGAACCGCCTCCTTGCGAATATATTATCCAATCGTACGACACAGCGTACTCCAAAAAAGAAACGGCTGACTATTCTGTTATCAGCACTTGGGGAGTATTTACTCCTAGCATTGATACTGGTCCTAATATCATCCTCCTGGGTGTACGTAAAGGACGGTATGACTTTCCAGAACTTAAACGAGTCGCTCTTGAAGAGTATAAATATTGGAACCCGGACAACGTGCTCATTGAAGCAAAGGCAACTGGGACACCCCTACAACAAGAATTGCGTCGTCTTGGTATCCCTGTAACTATGTACAGTCCCGGTGGGCGGAAAGTGGGCCAGGATAAAATCTCCAGGGCTAACGCAATTGCGCCTATACTGGAGTCTGGAATGGTGTGGGCTTCTGAAGATGAGTGGGCCCAGGACCTAATTGAGGAATGTGCATCCTTTCCTAATGGCTCACATGATGACCAAGTAGACTCAATGACCATGGCCCTGTCCCGTTTTAGAGCAGGAAACTTTATTTCCCTAGGCACTGATTATGAAGAGGAATACAGTGGCAAAGAGGTTGTGCACGAGTATTATTGATCATATAATCAGGAAAACCCACAAGGAGTCGTATGAAGGTTTCTGAAATTGATCCTATTCCGCCTATGGAGCCTAGCAAAGAGTCTCCTAAAAAAGTAGATAAAGTCACACCTAAGCCTGAATCAAAAGAAGGCTTTAAGGAAATCTACTTAAAGGAAAGAGCTGCTCGAAGCGGGGGCAGTGGTGCTCCAGTAAAGCCTGTGGATATATATAAGCGTAGCCCTGTATACAAGAAGGGTGGTTCAGTGACCATGGCCCATCGTCGAGCAGACGGTATTGCTAAAAAGGGTTTCACTAGAGGTGGCATTTAATGGCTAAAGAAACAGCAAAGCAAGACCTAGAGTCCATACAAGCAATTATCAAAGACGCTGCTGCAAAAGAAGGCGTTGATCCTGAGCTCATGCTAAAGATTGGCGGAGCAGAGTCTAGCTTTAGGCCGGGGGTTAAAAACCCTAAAAGCACTGCTAAAGGACTATTTGGCTTTTTAGATTCTAGCTGGAAAGAGATGGGTGGCAAACCAGGAGAGCAGTACATCCCAGAAAAAAACGCCGAAATGGGCGCAAAACTTATTAAAAAGAATTTTGAAGCACTCTCCTCAGCATTAGGCCGTGAGCCAAGTTACGGGGAAGTTTATGCAGCGCACTTCTTTGGCCAACATGGAGCCAAGACTCTTCTGACCAAAGCCGATCCAAACGCCCCGATTGAGAAATCGTTGGCTATGTTTGAATCTCCAAAGCGTGTTCAAAAAGTATTAAAACAAAATCCAAACTTGCAAGGTAAAACCACCGGGCAAGTTATCGAAGAGCTCAATGCGAAGATGGCCAGTAAAAACAAGCCAGCGCCCGTTGCTCAAGAACCAGCTCCCACGAAACAAGGACCAAGTTGGTTCCGTCGCCCGGTTCCCCAATTTATTCGTTCTGAAGCTCCCAACCTAGGAACAGGCTATAACGCCGCATTTGCTCTTATGGGCATGAGTGACGATGAGTTGACCACGGCCCAAGAGATAGTAGCGCAGAACGAGGAAGACAACGCCGTTGCGAACTTTAGCCAAGCTAAACAAATGTTAGCCGGTATCCAAGCTCCTAATGCTTTTGCAAAGCAACCTAAAATGCTGTCAAAAGGTGGTGAAGCAAAAAAGGATGATAAGGACAGCGATCACGATAAGCGTGCTGTCCAGTTTTTTGAAGAGCTTAAAGAACCAGGAAAAGACTTATCCATTCGCCCTACTTTTGAATTAGCGCCTTCTAGCACAGTTATCCCTGGAATAGGTCATCAAATAGTGCCTGCCACAGTCACAGGTAAGTTAGAAGCGGAGTTGCCATTATTGAATGGACAAGTAAAAGCCGGGGTCAGTGGTATAGCAACCAAGCCCCAGGGTCAAAAAGTAATGATGATGCCGGGTGATTTTTCTATGGGCTACAGCACCCAGCAAGGCCCACATCAAGTTAGTTTGGAAGCACGTCGCTCAATCAATCCAATGCCTAGTCCTACCGGCGGTCGTGGCCACATGTACGGCGCTAATGTTAATTACACATATAAGTTTGCTGAAGGCGGCGAAGCTAAAGCCATGCTCAAGGAAGTAGGTCGCAGCACCCAATACTTACCCGCAGATATTGCAGGCTCACCAGTTGATCTAGTCAATCTAGGTCTTAAGGGTGTAGACGCTATGACTGGCAGCAAGCTTGCATCAGAGATGCCCGTGGGCGGCGCAGAGTGGATCATTAAGAAAGCCAATGAGTATGGCCTCATGGACAAGCCTACTGGATCTACTACGGAAAATATTACTCGTATGGGATTGGGTGTACTTAGCCCTACCGCAGGACCAAGAGCAGCGGTCGCTGCAGGTAAAGCCATTAAGGGTACAGCCAAAGCAGCGTTAGAAGATTTAAGTATGGCAGCCACTGGTCAAGGTGGTTCCAAAGTAGCACAAGGTGTAGCAAAAGTAACTGGCCTAGAACCAGCGTTTGCATCTCGTCCAAAAGGTGGAGTATCCCTAGGCGCATCATCTGCTGCCGATGTGCCATTAACTCGTATGGACCAGGAGTTAAAAAATACCATTGAGGGGATTGATACCAATACCGAGCAAGGTCAAGAAGTTGCAAAGTTTTTTGATAAGAAGATGCGTAACTTCTATCAGAATCAATACGGCACTCCAGACGATCCATTATTTAAAGCAATCCTTGAAAATCGTATTCAGCCTTCAATTGCAAATAACACAGTAATAGCTCAAGCTCGTGCCGGTGATCCGGACGCACTAAAAAAGCTACGCCAATCCTATGATGCTAGTACCAATGTTCAAGCAGTGTTTTCTACAGCGGCTCTTAAAGGAACGGGAAAAAATCTTTACAGCATGGAAAAGGATATTGAAAAGCTAATTAAACAACAATCTCCTGGGGAAGACACTTTAATGGCCAACACTTTTGGCCTTGATCCTACTGATCTTGAAAAATATCGTAGCATTTACGGACCAAAAGGATTTAAAGATATCGTGGCCGAAGGTGAAGCCGGAAGTTTGTTGCGTGCGTTTAATAAGTCTGATTTGCAGCCTCATGTGCGCCAAGCGGTTGCTAAAGGCGAACCTATTTATGCTTCTACTGGCGGTGCAAGCCGTATGATGCCTATTAACGAGATGCGTGACTATTTATTTACTCGCACCCCTGCTGAAATTAAGAACATGGGTGTAGTGGATGTAGCAGTAAAAGCCCGTGAGTGGCATCAAATGCTGGACAAAGCCTCACGTTCTCCGGAAAGCTTTACTAAAAAACAACTGTACGCTGGAACCAGTCCTTTTATGAAACTAGAAAAAGATTCATGGGTAGATGTAAAAACCCCTGAAGCATTAGCTATTGAAGGTTGTATCATGGGGCACTGTGTAGGAAAACTTCCTAGTTATGCCAAAGGCGTACAAGAAGGTACTACAAAAATATTCTCATTACGTGATGGTAAGGGTGTGCCGCATGTTACAGTGCAGGTATTAGCAGATTCTGATGGCGTATTTAACAATATTGCTCAAGTAAAAGGCACAGCCAACACTGCAGCACAAAAATATTACCCACAAATTGATCAGTTTTTAACGGATTATTCAGCTAAAATTGGAAAACCGCTTAGAATTACAGAAAATCCGGTAGACAGGAGCAATGTACCGTTCCTCCCGGAAAATTGGAGAAATAAATAAACATGGCAATTCATAAATCCCGCCCCGAAGACGAAGAACAAATCGATATTGAGATGCCTGAGGCTTATAGAAAGCCTGAAGACGCTGATATTGAAGTCATTTTGGAAGAAGACGGTGGCGCAACCGTTGAATTAGGTGAAAAAGAAGAC